TTAGCTCAGGCTATGACCCTGATCCTGGATGATTGCATCGTCCAGGGCTTCGAGCAGTGCGCGGCGCACTTTCAACTTGGTGTGCTTGTGCGCGTTCATATTGATCTTCTTCAACTGCCGTGCCGCTTCCAGTGCAGCCGCTTGCAGTTCTTCCGGTGCAACCACCTTGTCGAGGAAACCTGCGTGCAGGGCGCCTTGTGGATCAAACATCTCGGCATTGATCACCGAACGCTGAAACGCCGACTTACGCAGGCGATCCCGCGCCAACTCGATACCGGCGTGGTGCATGGTCATGCCAATCGCCACTTCATTCAGGCCAATGCTGAACGGGCCTTCGACGCCAATCCGATAATCGGCCGACAACAACAGGAACGCGCCCTTGGCCACCGCATGACCGGGGCAGGCCACGATCACCGGGAACGGATGCGCCAACATCCGCCGCGCCAGGGTCGAGCCTGAGGTCACCAGGCTGATTGCCTCTTTAGGGCCGGCGGTCATCACCTTCAAATCATAACCGCCCGACAAAATCCCCGGCGTGCCCGTGATGATCACCACCGCCCGATCCTTCTCGGCCTGATCCAGCGCCGCATTAAACTCACTGACCACCGCCGGAGAAATGGCATTCACCTTGCCGTTGCTCAGGGTCAGGGTCGCGATACCGTCTTCGAAGTGGTAGGCAATCAACTCACTCATGACGCGGTTCCTTGTAGGGCTTGTTATAGAGATAGATGCGCAGACGTTACTCACCACGCCCGCGCGGGTAAAGCGCCGTGACTGACTACCCAGTCAGGCTTTTGCCCCATCCCCAAGGGTAGACACCCCGCAGCAGGGCGCAGCAAGCGCTCCAGACGCGTGCCGCCGCTGCCTGAGAATGGCACAATCATCACCCCTTGCCGCGCGGTGAATGGCATAACGGTCTAACCGCATGAAAATTCTGAAAAAAACCTTTGCCATCAGAAAGGCTTTCGACTACATTAGCGCGCCTCGACAGACTGAACTGGTTTGACGAGATACGGTGAAGTGTCCGAGTGGCTTAAGGAGCACGCCTGGAAAGTGTGTATACAAGAAATTGTATCGAGAGTTCGAATCTCTCCTTCACCGCCAAATTTTAAACGACTAAACCCCTGAAAACATTGAAGTTTTCAGGGGTTTTGTGTTTTCAGAGGGTCAAAAAAGTCCCATATGGGAACACCTATGGGAACACGGGCTGCTGATGCGCATCCGTTCGAACGCCGGTTTATGAGGCTTTGTCACCACTTGGTGGCTGAATGCCCAGGGCGTGCTGCAGCATGCCGATGACGTCCGGGCCGTCCTCGTTGATCCACATGCCGTAGTGCTGGCGGATCATGTTCGCGCTGGTGTGGCCCATCTGTTCGGCGATCCAGTCGACCGACGCCACGCCGGTGGTGAGCAGCTGGCTGGCGTACGTGTGTCGGCACTGACCAGGACCGCGATAACGAACGCCGGCCGCTTTCAAGTGCGCTTTGAAGAACCTGTCCCTCACGACGAAGTCGCTGACGTGTGGCATGCCGCTCTTGGTGTTCAGAAATACAAAGTGCAGCTTGTGCTTGCGGACGGTCTTGTTGTCCCGCTCGACCACGTCGACCGTGTCCACAGTCTTGAGCTGGTTGATGGCGTCCAGTTTGCGCAACGCATCCCACGCAGGCTCCAGCAGACGCACCTTGCGTGTAGAGCGCCGGGTTTTAGTCACGCGATAGGCCCCGCGAACCTTGGAGCGGCGAAAAGTGACCGTTCCCTGTTTCAGATCGACGTCCTCCCAGGCCAGCGCGATGGTCTCTGACACCCGAGGGCCTGCCCAAATCATGAACTGCACCATCAGCAGTTCCTGGGTGCGGCTGGTGTGTGTTCCAAGGATCTGCTTGATTTCCGCCCTGGTGAACGGGTCCGGCGCCTCTGGATCGGGCAGACGAACGAATAACCCCTCGGTCGGGTCGTGTGCGACCTTCTTCCGGGTGCGGTAGAGCCTGAACACCTGGCGCACATTGCTGATGATGTCGCGTATGGTTTTGTTCTTCAGCCGCTTCGACAGCGGCCCCTGAATCCACTCCTGCAGGTCCAGGTGGTCGATCTGATCAATCTGAACGTCTCCCCATCGTGGCCGCACATGAACCTCGGCCTTGTTCTTGTACCCACGGAATGAGGTCGCTGCCACGCTGTTGCTCTTGATGGTCAGCCACAGGTCTAGGTAGTGACCGAACGTGTTCTCGGCCAGCTTCGTCGACTCGGGAAAATGCCTGCGGTAATCGAAGGTGCCGGCCTGGATCTCGTACTCGATCACCGTGACCAGGCGCTTTGCGTGTTCCCGGTTTTCCGGTGTGTTGCCACCGGGCACCAGCTCCCGGCACAGCTCGCCATTGAAACGAAAATAGACCCGCACCGAATTGCCACGGGCCTCTACGCCATCTGCCATATGCGTCCCCACGCGATGTATCGAAAGATTCTCCCAGTAGGAAGAAAAAAGGCCCGTCGCCGGGCCTGATGTATTGCGGTTCAAGTGTTGCCGATCACTGCTGACGAAGTAACCAGAACAGGCTGGCACTTTTTCTAGGTGCCGGTGTGATTCCGGCTTGGGCCTCGTCGGCTCGACGCTTGGCGTTGGCTGCCTGGCGCGCCTTGCTGCACTTCTGGTGGTTGCCGTGGGCACGGGATCTGTTGCATTGGTCACAGACGCCCGTGAGGTCTAGGTTCCAGGGGAAGGACTTACCGTTGTTCATCTCTACACCCCCGGACGGCCGTTGAAGGCGAGCCAAATGTAGTGGCGACCTTTGGCGGTAACCTTGATTTTGCCCAGCTGTTTATTCCAGCTGATCAGGCGAAGCTCTTGCAGGATGGTGGTCAGGGTGTGGCCCTGATGCCAGCCGGCCAGCGCTTTTATGCAGCCCTGGGCCAGCAGTCCACGGAAGTCTGTGTGCCCGAAGTTGGTGCCTTGGAAGGCCGCATGCATTTGGTCGTCGCTGACCAGATCGGCAATGACGCGCACGGACCGATCACGGCGGTAGCACTTATGCGTCATCGCGGTCGCCCTCAGCTGGTTGGCCTTGCGTGACCTGCTTGAACTCGATCACCCAAACCCACGAGTTGGCATTCCACGAATCCATTCCGTTGATCATCGTCCACAATCCACCGAACAATTCGCAGGGCGAATAATCATTGCCGTCAGGATCGATATCGCTCTCGGCGCTTTTCACACCTTCCGCAAGAGCTTGCTCATTGGTGATCGCGTGCAGCCGCTCAACTCGCACATCGGTGATCTCCAGCAGGATACGGCTGGCCCAACGAGGCATGTGGATGCTTGGCTTCCAAACTGGCTGATCGGCTTCATACGGGGAAAGTCCGTCAGCGGCATAGACTAGCGTGCCGTCGGCCCGCGCCTCATTGATGTCTAGGTCATCAGGCTTGAGGTAAGGGCCGCGCATGAGCTCGAAGTGATCGCAGTACCAAGTCTCACGTACCCAAAGACGCGCACCAGGTTGGCCGTAAGGGCATTTGATACCACTGAGCTCCGTGATTTCCCCGAGCTTTTCAGATTGACCGATGACAGGCCCAAACACCTGGTTACCAAGCCGATTCTGATATGCCCTTATTCTTAACGCGCTGGTAGGTATTGGAGCTTTTACAACTCGTCGGGTGACAGTTTTATGCCCGCCGAGAATGGCGCGCACCATAGGCGCTCTGAACAATATTGGCTTTTCGTTACGTGTGATCATCACTGACTTCCTCACATCCGAAACGACTGATGAATGAACATGGGCTGAACCTTATGTTCTGCGGGCTTTGCGTCCTCGCCTTGGATCTCGCAGACGAACTGGTGCAGCTTGCGGTTGGGCGCAGTCAGCTCTGCAGTGAGGCTTGGGACGACGCCAATGCACTGCTCGTAGGCACCCGATCCGCTCCAGCTATCAACCTTCACCACCTGGCAATCGGTCCGGGTTGCGTCTACGCAGAGGTAAAGCAGAAGGGATACGCTCACGCGCCGACCTCCTGCTGAGCAACGCTCAACGCGATCGCCACCGGCTGCACCCAAATCGAAACGTTGCTGAGCATGAACGTCTCACCGGCCTCGGATAGCAGCAGCGTCATGCCGAACACGTCGGCCATAGCCCTTGCCGCCGCGCGGGGCACAGCATTGCCGATCCGCTCCCGGTGGTTGCCATCGTTGATGCCGTCGAGCCGGAATACCCCCGCCTGTTCGATCTTCCGAACCCGCTGCATACGCTCGATCTCATGGGCGGTTTGTGGATCTGCTGACCAGTGATCCTCCGGGTCAAATAGCGATTGCAGCGCGGCCAGCTCCAGCGTGGTGAACGGCCGATGCCAGGTGCCGTCCAGGCTAGTGATCATGCAGGTCATCCGGTCGTTGGGCGCCGGCATGCGCTGGTCTGCAACCGACCATCGCCCGTTGTCATGACACGCGCTGGCGGAAACGGCGCCGGCTGGAGTGTTGTACTCCACCACCCCGTAGTGCCCGCCGGTCAGGTAGGCATCGCCCTTGGTGCGCGACATGCCCGGGCGCGGGTCTGCGATCGACAACGCGCCGCTGGCAACCTGTTGCGAACCGGTCACGGTCTTGGCGTTATCGCACCAAGGCGTGATCCGCAGCTTTTGGGTGCTGGCGCTCGGATGCCAGTTTTTGTAAGCGGGATCAGCCACGGCGAAAGCGCCCTGCCCGGTGGTGCTGCCGGCGATCACGGTGCCGGCGGGCTTGCTGTAGTCGGTGACCAGGTATTTGCCAAAGCCTTTGGATGGCTGCCGAGGGTCGGCCACGGCCTGCCCGCCGGAACTGGGGCCGTGTCCAGCGGTGACGGTGCCAGCGGCTTGATCGTTGCGCACTACTCGGAAAACGTTGTTGTGGCGCTCGCCGCCCATGCGAGGGTCGGCAACGCTGAACGTGCCTTGCCCTGGGCTGCGTTGGCCGGTGACCACGCCGCAATGCCGGTCGTAGGGCAGCACGCCGTATTGGGTGTATTCAAACTTGCTGGTTGGCCGAGGGTCGGCGACCGAGAATTTCCCGTTGGTTGGGCTCGACCGCCCGGCAATTGTGCCGGCAGTGTCCTGCCATTCATGCACTCCCATGTAGCCGGCGCGGTATTCCGGCACGATCACGAAGTCACGCAGGTATCCGTCCTCGATCGCAAACCGGCTCAAGCTGCGCCAGTCCTTCCCGGCCTCCACCAGGGCCAGGCGTACCCACGTTTTCCACTGCAACGCAGGCACGCGATGCATCGGGCCGGCCTGGTCGATATCGCCGGCCAGAGGCATGCGGCTCAGCACATCACCGACAGCGCGCAGGCTGCGCTTTTCAGGTTCATACAAGAATGCTGGAACCTGTTCGACGTGCCTGGCCACCAGCAAGAAACGCTTCCGGCTCTGTGCCAACCCACCAATCTCGCCACAGTCGTGGGTAGTTTCCGCAACCGCGTAACCGTAATGGCGGAGCAGTTTGGTGATTTGATCCAGCAGGTAGCGGCCACGGGTTGCCAGACGCGGTACGTTTTCGAACACGATCAACTTCACCGGTCTGTGCTTCCAGGCTTCGCACATCAGCCACACACAGCGCAACGTCAGTTCATTGAGCGCCCGGTACTTGGGCGTCTGGCTCATCGTTTCAGACAGCAGGCCCGAGGCCCCTTTGCACGGGCTGCTGATGAACACGGCGTCCGGGTCTTCGTTGCCGGCGGCGCGGCGCAGATCCTCGGCGGTTGCCTCTTTCCATCCGGTGGGAGGCTGCTGGCCGTGGAAGGCTGTGAACTGCTCGCGGGTGAACAAATCCATCAGCGTGCCAGGTACGCCGGTCATCATCTGGAAGTCGCGCAGGCCAGCGGGGTCGACGTCGACCCCGCCGAGACAGCGCCATTCTGCTTGCACTGGGCCCAGCACCGGTTTGGAGTCGCTGAATCCAGCGGCGCCGCTGCCCAGGCCGCAGCAGAGGTGGAAGTGGGTGAGGGTGCGTTTAAGCATTGGACACCTCCTCCAGTTCGACGTCGTCGTAACCTGGTGCGTCCACATCAGCCGCGATAACACGAATTCCGCAAAAGCCGTATGGCCCATGGTCAGTGCCACCCCAACCTTCTTCGATGTGAAGGTCTTGGGTCCAAAAGTGTCCAGGATTATCGCCCGTCAGACAGTTTTTGGAGGTGATGCTGAAGCTGGCTCCACCTTCGCTCAGCATCCGATAGATCATCGTTTGGCCGAACAGGCGAATAACGGTACGGACAATATCGCCGTTTTCAGCGGAAAGCCGTTCAGCAGCATTCGACCAAAAGCCATTGATCAACGAAGCGGTTTCCTCAGTCAGAACGTCGTGATTCACCTCAAGAGTGACTTCGTATTCCTTCCACGTTTCCTTGACCAGGTATCGCTTGATATTCGGTTGGGTGCTAGCCTCTACGGCGCTGCTGCTTGGGGTCTGTGCTTGCATGGTGCTGCTCCTTGGTAGTGGTAGGTGTCGGGGAGTTGGCGCTCCTCGACACCATCTTTCAGGCCGGTTTGGCCTGGTCTTTCGTGATGAGTGCTATGACTTCGTCTTTATCCTTCGCGTAAGCGAAGGGCAGTTCGCCCCCTGGGCGAGTGATGGGGTATCGCGACTCTGGTAACCGGCACAACGCGACGGTGTAGCCGCTGTCGGTCAACCAGCAGTTCTGCTGGGCTTGCCCGTCCCTGTTGCGTTTCGGCGCCCATTTCATGCCCATGTCCCTATCAGTTCTTCCCAGATGGCATCGCCGTCGGGGAGGTACGTGTGCACCTCTTGCTCTGGCGAGTAGTCCAGTTGCAGCACCGCCAGGCAGTCATCGAACAGTGCGGTGTCGAGGCCGCGCAGGCTGGTGAGCACGAAGGGGTAGTCGTGGCCGTTGTAGAGCCCGAGCAGGAAGCGGCCGATCACTGCGCTCTGGCCTGTATCGCGCTGGGCGACAGGGACCAGACGGTTAAGTGCCTCGATACCGGCTTTACGGATGGCGGGGCGCTTGGCTTCGAACTCTTGCAACTGCTGAAACCAGTTGGGTTGCGGTTGTTGGGCAGGCGTATTCATGCGGGTTCTCCTTTCGAAGGCCTGATCAATAAGGAATGGTGTCGAGGAAAGCGATGTCGTGAACCACCTTGCGGGCTTCAAGCTGGACGTCCTGCGGGATCGCGAGAAGAGAGCAAAGCAGGTTGAGCAGAGCGAGCATTTGCGCGCAGTTGAGTGCGGTGCGCGCGTTCAGGCCTGGCCCGTATTTGTGCATTAGCTGCCCCTGGTAGCCGGGCAAACAAACTTTAATGGTGCTGGAAATCCAGTCTTCTGCCTGAGCCACCTTGATACCGAATGCACTTGCCTCGTCTGCGTTGAGGTCGCCAATAGCCTCGGGCCGGATTCTGGGCGTATGGGCGTCGGCTCCTGAAAGATCGACCACAACCATTCGACTGCGGACCGCCTCACTGCACTCCAACGGTTGGTTTGCAGTGATCACGAGAGCACCCTTGAAGGTCACGCGCTGGGTCCGATCACCTCCCTCCTGGTTGATGACGTCGCCGGAGCTATAGAGCGGCTTCAGTTCATCCCAATCAAAGGGTTGTTCTGGCTCACCGTGGTGTTCGCAAATATCAAAGGGTTGTTCTGGCTCACCGTGGTGTTCGCAAATGACGATCGGCCGTTCTGCGTTGGCGTAGATGCGAGCCCGTGCGGCCTGGGTAGCGTGGGACAGCGAATGTGCATAAGGGGCTTGGCCGTTCAACTTTTGCAGGTACTCCAGCATCAGCGACTTACCGCTGCCGGCGGCGCCGTTGATCTGAAGGAACGGGAAGCTGTTCTGGTCTTCACGAATACGGGCGGCATGCGCAGCCCCCATCCACCAGGCCAAAGCAACTACCCCTCTGGCGCCGAAGTAGGCGACAAAATCATTGAAGCGAATGGCTGATTTGAGTTCGTTTTGCATTGTGCTGCTCCTGTTGTTGCGGTGGTTACACGCCCTGGAATACCCAGCAGCGAATGGTTTTCGGTTTGTCGAAGGCGTCGACCTGGCGCGCCGAGTTGACGGGCTTGTTCGACTCCAGAAACTTGGGTGACTTGCTGGTCTTGAGCAGGCGCTTCAGATCGCTCAGCGGGGGAACCTGCTGCCGCTTGTTGGCGGCCATCTCCACGAATTCGTTGAGGTTCACGGCGATCAGGCCGTCGCGCCGCGCATGGTTGAGCGCGCTTTTCTCGTCCATGCCATTGAGGAATTCGTACAGGTCCCAAAATTCGCGCACGGTCGGGTGGTCGGCGTTGATTGCCTGCTGCCGCTCCAGGGCCATACGGCTGATTTCGGCATGTGCGAGGGCCTTGCGACGCTCGCCGAGCGGCACGACCCCGGCCAGTGCATCCACCAGGCTGCGCAGTTGGGCGTGATTTTTGGCTATACGCACAGTGCGCACGCCAGGCTGGGCCAGCAGCTCCTGCTCGTAGCCGGAGGTGTTTTCCTCCATCAGCCGCATGGTTTCAGCTTCACGTTGCAGCGCCTTGACCAGGAAGCCGCTGATGCTGTCCATCGGCATGCGCTCCAGTTGCTCGGCGTACTGCTTGGTTTCCGGGGTGTGGTGCTCGCGTGTCAGATGCACATGGCAGATACGCTGCAGGATCGGTTCCGAAGCGTTCACCGGGTTGTTCTGAGCGATCAGCAAGGCGGCGCGGAAGGGCGGTTCGTGGGTGTCGTTTCCGTTGTTTTTCACGCCCGTGGAGCGAACGCTGCGGCCGTTGTAGGCGGTTTTTAGTTCGTCCCAGTCGAAGTGCTTAACCGGCTGGCCTTCCTTCTGCTCGCGCTCGGACTCGATCAGCACCACCGGCAAGTTGCTGACCTGCGAGAAGTTACGCGCACGGCTTGCGGCCGTCGCTTTGGACGGGTCGAAGCCTTCGTAATCAGTACGCCCGACCGACTTCCACAGCAGCTCCACCAAGGTGGTTTTGCCCGAGCCAGCTTCACCCACCAGCTCCAGAAACATCAGTGACTTATGGATCTGGCGGATTTGCTCCGCGTGCAATGCGCCCAGCCACCAGGCGAGCACCACCAGGCCCTGTACGCCAAAGCAGCGCCAGTAGATGTCGAACCAACCCTCGTTGTAGGCATTGAGGTCGGTATTGATGTGCAACACAGGCGACTGGCTCTGCGACTTAATGCTCAGCTTGCCGAGGTCAAAGAAGTCTTCCTTGTTGCGCACCTGCACCTTGCCGCCGTGAAAGGCCAGGTCGTTGAAAACATAGGCACCATGGTCGCGGCTGTAGCCGATCCATTCGATGGTGTTGACGGTTTTCAGGCAGTCCAGCTGGGGCGCCAGAATTCGTTTCAGTTGCTGCGCACTGCCCTCAAACATCGCGCCGTTGGAGACGTTCAGGAGACGATTCGCGAACTCAGGTGCTGACGTGAGTTGCTTGGCCGTGAACGTGCTTTTGATGGCCGGCCCCTGCGGGCGCTCGATACGGAAGTAGTACCAGGCTTCATCTGTCAGGTCGTTGCGCATGTAATACAGCGCCTGGAAATTGCAGTTGGCGATGCTGGTCACTGATCCGGATTGGCGCAGTGCCTTGTAGCGCTTTTGGTCGTCGTTGAGCAGTTGGTCCTCATGGCGGTCTGAACTCTCCAGATCGGCCATGGCACGGTCGTACCGCTCAAGGTCCAGCCGAAACCAGTAAAGGCGCTTGCGGAAGGTGAAGTTGAATTCCTTGCGCTCGTCGCGCAGGTAAATGAGGAACCCCTTTTCTTCAGCCGAGTCAGCCAGCAGCAAATCGCCGTGGTGACGGGCTTCGTCCAGATCCTGCTCGATCCGCTCGGCACGCTTGTCGTCGCCCTCGATCGGCTTCCACCGTAGGTGCAGGTCGTTCCAATCAACCTTTTTGCCATTGGGCTGTGGGATCACCGCAGCCTTGCAGGTGAAGCCCAGCTCGCGCGCTTCCTTCGCCCAGCGGCGCATGTTGGCCTTGGCGACGGGCTCGTTATCCAATGCCCACACAAGTACCGGCAAGCGCCTGTCGGCGTCGTGGCGCAGCTTGGCCAGGGCCTTGAGTGAGTCGATGGGGCAGGGAGCGCTGGACATCATCGACACGGCTGGCACTTCGTTGTGCACCAGTGCAATGGAGTCGAAAATTCCCTCTACTATGAACAGCTCGTCGACTTCCAGCAGGTCGACGCTCGGCGGGCACCACCAGACGCCTTTGTAGCCGGACAAACCATCGCCGGTGGGGCGGAAGCGCGCTTTCATCTTGCCTAAGCGATCTGGCCGATCGATCAGCCGTTCCCAGTACCCACCCTTTTCCAGGGCGAAACGTACCGTGGCGCTGCCGATGTTTAGCCGGCCATCCCAGTAGTTTTCCTGGGTGAACCAACCGGCAATCAGCTCAAATTTGAAGCCCCGTGCAAATTCAAGGTATGCGCGTGCCGTGGCCTGGGGGTTGTCTGGCGTCGACGGGGCGGTCTTGCTCCAGTCGTTGAACAAGTCGTCGTAAACGTCCTTCACATGGACGCGGTGGTCGCACTTTTCCGGCCGTCCGCAGATCAGTGTCCAGGGCGAGTCGTAGAAGGTGTAGAGGGTCTTCTGGCCACAGGCAGGGCAAACACCCTTACGCATATATTCGGTGCCGCGCATGTGCTTGAGCTGGTAATCCCGCTCAATGCGTTGGATGACGTCGGCGCGCAGCCTTTCTTTCATTTCCATCGTGGCTTACTTCGCTTCGTCGAGACTGTGTTTAAGGGCGCCCATCAGGCTTTTTCTTGCTGCCAACCCGGGGAAGGCCACCAGCAATGAGCCGTGCCGCAAACCCTCGGGGATCATGCGAAACCGATCGTCATACCAGTGCTCGTTGAGCTGCGCCGAGTACTGCGCGCGCAGGTCCTGTAGCAGGGCCTCTGCCTGGTCGCGGGGCAGTTTTGCGGTGATGGCGATGTCGATTTCCATGGTCCACCTCGGATTGCGGGCAAAGCTCACCCAAACCCATTGGGAATGGGGCAGGGCGGGGGGTTAAAAGGAAGCGTTACTGAGGGTGTGGCTTGTGTACGGCGTTGCGCTGGTCGAGCATTTTTTGCGGCAGAAAGCGAGCCGGAACTGGGAAGCGTTGATCTGCGAGAACGTCCACCAGGTGTACACGGGTGCTGTCAGCCCCGGTGGCCCAGTCGACGCCGATCCAACGACGCTTTTTGATCATTTGCAGTTCAGTCCAAGCGTTGTGAACAAGCTTTGGCGCCATGAACACCGGAACTTCCAACGCAAGTGTCAGGTGGCGAATGCAGCGATCGAACAGCAAATCGGAATCCACCAGGTGTTCAGCCTCGTGGCGTTGCAGGTAAGCGAAAGCAGCTTGTTGCATGCTGCTGCGGTAGTCATGAGTCTGTTGATCGAGGTTCATCACGCGCGCTCCATTTCCAGTTGGTCCAGCAGATCGGGTTGATCGTTTTTCGACTTGAGGTTCTGACGTGCAAGTAGCCGAACCTTTGTGGGAGCCGTGGGCAAAACCGTCAGGGGCCGCTCAATGCCGGACGGGCTGAGCTGATATTCCCAAACCAACGACCCGGAGAAGGTGGCACCGCACAGCAAGTTGGTGCATTCCGAGTACATCGAGCGGAAGCAAGGCGTCTGCCCCTCGGAGGTACGGATGCGCATAGAACTGTTGCAGCAAGGGCAGACGAGTTTGTAAGTACTCACTAGACAGCTCCCTGGCTGTAAAGCTGGATAGTCGCGAACACCTCGGCGTAACGAGCCGACATGTAGGTGACCAGGGCGGCGATGATTGCGTCGGCCTCGCGCTTTTCGATGACTCCGTCATCCAGGGCCGCAGACATGATCTGGTCAACCCTGCCGCGCTTGGCCGAGGCTTTGAGCGAACGGGTGTACAGCTCAACGTTGTCCAGGGTTTCCGGGAGGCTCAGCGGTACGAACATGCCGCCGTACATTGAGGCGATGTAGTCCGGTAGGAAGGTGGTACCGGCAACCTTCTCCAGGCGGTGAATATGCTCGTCGGTCAGCGGGCGACTACCTGCATTTCCGTAGGCCTGGTTGTCGAACTTCTTAATCGGCATGCCGAGGTCTGCCGAGGCGTACGACCGACCGCCAGGGTAGGCACCGATCACGGCCATGACGACGCTTTTTCTGCTGTCTAGAACTGGGCGTTTCATCTTCTGGTATCCCCTTGGAGCCAGAGGCCCTAGTTTGTAATCACGCCGTCTTTGATCCCGAGCAATACCGCCGCCCGGTGTGCTTCGCCACGACGACCTTTCTTGCGGCCGTTAAGCAGGTCACTGACCAAATTTCTGTTCAACTCATATGTACGGCAGAACTCGGCAATGCTGACGCCCTTGCGGTCAAGAGCTGCGCGGGCTTGCTCGGGTGTCAGAGGGGCGGGCATAGTGTTCATGTGTGTTCGTTCGTGTTTGTGTGAGGGCATTTTTGAACAGAAAAATATACAAGTCAATAAGGATTGCTCATAAAAATGTACATTTCTGATGGGGTGGGCGATCGCCTAAAAGAAGAGCGCGACCGTTTGGGCCTTAGTCAGACTGATTTCGGGGCGTTCGGAGGTGTCAGCCGAGGGACACAGAAGGCTTACGAACAGGGCGCTAATTCGCCCGATTTGCGATACCTGGCGGCTCTTGAGAGAGCGGGTGTGGACATTCAGTACGTGCTGACAGGCGCGAAGACCTTGCTGTCGAAAGATGGGATTGACAGTGCTGAGTCTCGAATTCTAGAAAACTACCGATCCCTATCGGAGGGCGATAAAGCATCCGTCCAGAGGCTGACGAGCGCTTTAGCAATCTCTACTACTACTTAAACTTTTGTCTCGTTCTAGGTCTGCGGCGGCCAATCGGCCTTAGTTCCTGTGGACTGCACTGACTTATTTCTCTGCCCAAAGTGTTCGTTGCCTTTTTTGCATGGCGGGGGTGGTGGCACACCAAAACATGCTGAGAATCGCTCGTTCGCCGGGTGTTTTCGACGGCACTACCGATAGTGCCGGGCGCCCGTTACGTGTTGTAAAGGGAGTAGAACATGTTGGTGAACAGCGATGCAGAGACCAATCAAACCGCAAGCGGTGAAGAACAGCGTTTTACACACGCGGAGCTTCACTTGGTGAAGGTGTTCAGGCAGTTGAGCGAGGAACACCGGAACGACGTGCTGCGCTTTATTGATGCACTCTTGAACGCTCAGTAGGAGGGGAAGCCCGGTTCGCCGGGCTTTTTAAAGAGGCTGATGCTGCCAGTATGAGGCTTGCGCTATTGCCGAATTAGTGATTGCCAAATAGCCTATGTGCTTTGGCAATACCAAAGATCCGACGGTCTCAAGGAATGATCCATAGAGGGAATGCTGTGAAAACTGACGTACTGATGGGCGCCTTCACCGGCCTGATGCTGTTTGCACTCTCCACAAACGCCCTGGCAGAACCCTGCGACGATGTTCTCGCTGCGCTCCAGCAGGAACGCCACCTTTCCCAGGTCAAGCAAACTGAGGGCAAACAAACCACCGAGTATCGTGACGGTCCGAATATCGCGCTGTCGCTCAGTTGTGCCTTGGGTGCTCCCAACGTTGCTGTTACTTGGGATGGCCCAGCCCCTGATCAAGCGTTTTATGACCTTGTCGGCCGTACTGGCGGCCTGGTATCAAAACGCTCCGCTGCCGAAGTGGTGAAGGCGTCCAAGCAATGCCGCCAACAGGCACTGAAAGACGATAGCGAGATTGCGACCGTCGAGCAAAAAGGACTGGCCATCGAATGCCAGGCCTTTGCCCGTGACGGTGGTGGCACGACCATTACCGTGTTCGCCGAGTAACCTTCCTACACCTTGGCCCCGCCGTCCGCAGGGCCTCCCGTTTCAGCCTTCGTCGCCTGAAGCCGCTTCCACTCCCGATCCACAGCCCGCTTGGCCGTGTTCTTGTTGGCGTACAGCCACAGCAGACGCCGAGGCTTATCCTGGTCCCCGGCCGTCATAGTTTTCTCTTTCCCGGTTTTGTCATCACGGTAGTAGGCGATGATCCCGGTGTAATCCAGTTTGTTCTCCACCGCCAGGTCATCGACGGTGTCTTCCGGCAACTTGCTTTCCAGCTCCAGGCTCATGGTGTAGCCGTTGTCCGGGCTGAGGTTGTGTTGCACGTTGCCGCCGTACCAGATGATTTCGTCGATTTCAGCCTTCACGCCTTGCAGCGTGTAGGTCAGCTCCGGGATCAGATCGGGACGGCCCACCGCCAGGGTGTAGCTGAGGGTCGCGCTGCCACGGCGCAGGCGGTTGAATTCCGCCCGGGCAGCACGAAGGGCAGACTGCTTGTCGCTGTAGGTGTGGCGCAGGTCTTTGAGGTTTTCGCCGCCGCCGGCAATGGCTTCCTGCTTCTTGGCGCTGTTCACGTCGTAGAAGTAGGCACGCACACCGTCGTAGCTGTCGCGGTCAGCCAACAGGTAGCGGTGCTGGTCGCCGTCGGCGCGGGTGAGGGTGATGTGGGGCAGGTCCAGGCCGCTGGCGGTCTTGCCACCACCGGCTGGCATGCACAGCAGGCATCCCGCTTTGACGCTGGCCACCGCGTCGAACTCTTCACCCAGGCGGCTGATCAGGTTGGCGTCAGATTCGTTCGCCTGATCGAGCTGCAGGATGGGCAGACCGTCGAGCGCACCGGCAATGGTGGCGGTGAGGCCGTTGCCTATTGCGATATCGCCCAAGACGTCGCCGAGGGTGGTATTGCTCCAGCTGCGCTCGCGTTTGGTTTTGAGGGCCTTGCGTAGATCTGCCGAGCGAGCGCGGATGCTCAGCATATCCGGCGCACCACTGTGTTCGATCTCGTCGACGGTGTAGGTGCCTTTGTCGACCAAGCCGGTGTCACTCCAGCCCAGCCATAACCGCACCACCGCACCCTTGGGGGGAATCGACAGCAATCCATCGTGGTCGCTGAGGGTGATGCTGAGCTGATCGGCTTCGATGCCGCGGTTGTCGGTCAGTTCAAGGCTCATCAACCGCGGGCTGATGAGTTGGGCGATGTCGTTGCCGTCGACGGTCACGCGAAAAGCCGGTACCGGATACGCCGCATCGCGTTTGTAGCGATCGACCGTGTCTTTTAGAAACCCGGTCACACGGGAAAGGGCGGCGTCGATCATAGCAACCTGCGCAGGATATTCACGCCGACGGCGGTACCGGCGCCCAGTAGGTCGATCCGGTCATCATCGATACGTTTGAGGGACAGGCTGAATTCAATGCGCCGAGGCGTGCCGTCGCTAAAGAAAATAGTCTTGGTTTCGCTCAGACTTTCGATCACCCATAGGCCGTAAATGCGGCCGCTGCCTTCGACCATAGGCCAGGCCTTGCCGGTGTTAGCCATCAATCGAATGGCGTCCAGGCTGAGGCCGCTGCCCGCCAGCTCAGGCAGGATCACACCTGGCAGCGTGATGGTGTCGTCGCCACGCCCAAGGAACTGCCGCGCGGGTACGGCACCGATCCGATTGTTGCTGGCGTGACGCCATTCGGTTTGGCGCTGCAGTTCCTGATAGGCGGCGGTTGAGAGGCTGAACACGAACATGCCGAGGGCGAGCATCATGCGGGGTTACTCCAGGTCTGACAGTTTGCTGCGTGTACGGGCGTTTTTTTCGCTCTCAACACGGGCCAGTTCCGCACGCACGGCCCGCGCAATTGCCATGGCATCCATACCCTGACCGGGATGGATGTTGATTTCGTACTGATCGTGGCTGTCGTAAGTGGGGCTGCTCATCGCGCTGATGGGCGGGCGGTCATCAATTGCCAGCGCCGTTCCGCTCATCGTGCCCAGGGTCATTGCGCCGGCGGCAGTGAATTGTTTGCTGAACTTGCTCAGTGCGGTGAGTGGCCCCCCTTCACCGGTTTCGAGCCCCTGTGTCAGTCCCGCCATGGTGAAGCCGCCCAGCTCCGCAAACACCCGCGATGGGCTGTGTATACCGAGCTTTTCCTTGAACCACCCAATGGTCGAGTCTCCGATCGATACGATGGTGTCTTTCACCAGGCCCATGCCGGATATCAAGCCGTTCACCAACCCATTGACGATCATGCTGCCGAATTCGGTGAACCGTGACGGCAGCTCAATACCCAGATAGCTCAGTACCCCGGCGAAGGCTTGGTACACGAGCCCCAACGGACTGAAGTTCACCAGCGTGGCGATGATGCCGCCGATGCCGCCATCGAATCCGGCCTTGATCTCCGTCCAGGCGTTGCTGAAATATAGCTTCACTGCGTCCCAGTTCCGGTAGATCAAGTAGGCGCCGCCGGCAATTGCGGCGACAACGGCGGCGATGATCAGAACGATCGGATTAGCCGCAAGGCCCCACAGGGCAATGCCTACCATCCGAATTGCTGTCAGCAGCGCGCCGCCCATGGTCACGGCCAGCAAGCGAATGCCCTGCATTAGCATCGGGAACGCGTTTTTGGCGAGGCCAACCAATGTCGGGAACAGCCGCTGGGCGACGGCAACCACCCCGGCGCTCTTGAGGCCGAACAAGCCCATGCCGTAGCTGACCACGGCAAAGGGGCCGATCAAGCTGGCCAGGGTCAAGGCTAGCGCACCGAAGACACCCGCCAGCACGCCGACCACCATCAGGGTTTTCGTCATGGCAGCGGCGGCTGCAGGGTTCTCCTTCATCCATGCGGTGACGCCCTTGATCGCTGCGGTGATGCTTTTCAGCGCCTCGACGTAGGTGGGCAGAATCGCGTCGCTCATTTCCCGGTAGGCATTGGCTTTTTGTGCGAGCAGTTCCAGCTCAGCACCCTGAGCGGTGTTCATGCCTTTGTCGTAGAGCTGGTCGATGCCGTCGGCACCGGCATTGAGCTTGGCATTTTTGTGGATCTGCTCACGCTGCAAGTACATCTGCGCGAACAGGTTGGAGGCGGTTCGGTTGGAGAAAATGCTGCCTATGCTATCCAGCACCTGCTTCTTGTCCGTGATGCCTTTGGCGGCCAGCTGCGGCAGCAGGATTTTCTCCATCCACTCGAACTGGTTCTCGCGAAACAGCTCACTGCCCTTGATCGCACCGACGTCGAGGAAAGCAATTTGCCCAGCCTTGTCATGCTTGACCTTGGCCGGGTCGACCAGGCCCAGTTGTTCTAGATTGTTCGCCGCACGTTTGGTGGTCTTGCCCTGGTAGATGTTGGAATAGGCGCTCATCATCGCTGTACCCACACGATGGCCACCCATTTCCTGCACCAGCGGTTCCATCTGGTAGTAGAACGCTTCGTCCTTGATGCCCTTGGCCGCTACACCGCCGGTCTTGATCACGTTCAGCCATTCATTCGGCCCAACACGGCCCCCGGTGGCGGTAAGGATGCGCTGCACGATATCGGCTTGATTGATGAACGCTTCTTTACTGGCCAGGCCACCGCGCAGCTCAATCACCTTGAGCATATCCATGAACTTGCGTTCGTTCTCAGAGCCTTCTTCCTCACCGTACATCGCGTGGTTGGCAAACTTCATTTTCGCCAAGGTGGGAGCAACCATTTCCGCTTCATGCTCGTCGGCAAACACCGTCATTGCATCCCGAACCAACGTTAGGTTTTCCGTCACGCTGGTGCCGTAGGTTTTCATGCGCTTGGCAAACTCAATCGCCTTGCCGGTGTCTTCCTTGCCCAGGCCCATGGCGGCAACACGGTTTTCTTCAAGCGCGAACTGTTTACCCTCTTGTAGAGGCGCGTAAAGGCCATGGCCGATGGCGTATCCCGTGCCCATACCGGCGGCGCCTGCCATAGCAGCGTTGCCGGCGAACTGCTTGCGCCCGCTGTATGTGCTGTCGAGGCGTGCCCGGGTTTTTGCCGCGCGTTCCTGATTGGCGTTCAGGGCTCGCAGACGGCGCCCCTGCTCTGCAATGCTGTTGTTGGTGGCGCTGATCTGCTCACGTAACTGACGTTCGTGGGTGCTAAGATTTTTGGTGCCGATGCCTGCATCGGAAAGCTTGGACCGCAGCCCCTGGAGCTGTATGCCTTGCTGTAGGTGTTCTTGTTTTAGGCGTTGGGCTTCGCGCACAGCTGCGCGAAAGTCCTTGGTCATTGCTCTGGTCGGGGCGCCGGTCGCGGCGAATTGCTGGCTGAGGGCTTTAACTCGTTCACGGGCGGCGTCCAGGGATTGCTTGGTTTCGTCGGCGGCAGTTTTTTGGGAGCGCCAGGCGCTCACATCTTTCTGCTGGGTGTTGAGTTCTTTCAGGCGGTCACGGGCGGCTTTGAGTGCGCGGGCCGTTTCGGTGCTGCCCCCTGTGATTTTCTTCAACGGGCCTGTGGCTTTGTCGATGGCGTCGAGCAACACCCGCAGTTTTAAATCATTTGCCATCGACGCTGCTCCGAATACGCGCCCGTTCGCGCCAGTCCATCAGTTCCTGCAGGCCCAGCTGATCCATGTCAGCCGGCGCCCAGTGAAAAACCACGGCCAGATCGGCCATAGCGTCTTCTACGCAACGAGGGATGCATCCGTCTTCAGTTGCTTCTGCAACAAAAAACCAGACACCTTGTTGCCGAGGATGAACAGGTCGGCAGGGTCCATGCCGGCAAGCTCGACGGCCGTAAGGGTCGGGGTGCTGATGCGCGGTAGCACCTTGAGGAGGCTGGCAACGTCCATGTTCAGCAACTCGGCCAAGCTAACGCCGCGCAGTTCGCCCGAGTTTGGCTTGCGCAGGCTGATGCTGTCGATGGTGGTTGTGCCACGACGGATCGGTGTATCGAGGATAACGGTGTTGTCGTCGACCAATGGTTTAACGTCAGTCTGTGCGGTAGCTGCGGTGTCCATGAGTAAAGCTCCTAGTGATGGGCAAACGGTTATGGTGCGGTGGGGCTATCAAAAGCCGAGGGCGTTACGCTGTTTCTCCAGCATGTCGACACCATCAACCTTCTCGATGAAGTTGAGCAGGTCGACTTCGATGATCTCTTCGTTGTCGACGGTCAACTTGTAGTAGGTGCAGGTTGTTTTGATGGTGTGCTCAGTGTCCTCGCCTGGCTTTGCTTCGCCCATTTCAATGGACTCATGACGCCCACGGACGACAATTTCTACGGCGCTGACTTCTCCCGTATCGTCCTGCTCAAAGGCACCTGCAAAGCGCAAGGCCACACCGGACGCGTTGGCCATACCGAACTGTTTCAGGCTGATCAGATCCAGGCCACCTGTCTTCCATTCGAACTGGATACCGTCGTCGGAAAAGCCTAGGTCAGCCTTGACCGGGCCATTCATGCCACCGCCGCGATAGGCTTCCATCTTGCGGCCGAGCACGGGCAGGGTGATGGACTTCACCACCCCCCTGTAGATGTTGGCGTCGTTGAACAACATGAGGTTCTTGAGTTTGCGTGGCATAGCCATGGCGGTCTTCTCCGGGTATTTGGCAACGGGTCAACTCCCCTCGCGGGGAGCCCCGGTTTAGCCGTTGATCTGGCTGGCGAACTGCATCAGGTAGCGGTCGGTGATGCGCTGGCGCAGGGTGAGGTCTTCCAGCGGCGGCACAGGCGTGTAGTCGTAATCGATCGTCAGCTTGCCGGCCTTGAGGGTGTCCTTGTCGTTGATATCTTCCGGGTACCAGGCGCTGCCGCCGATCAGGTAGCCCTGGGCGATCAGCTCGCGAAACTTGGCGTTGATGCCTTCAAGGATGTCCCGCACCAGGGAGGCGTGCATGGGCTTGTCCACAGCCCACATGTGCGCCTCGGCCATGGTATCGGCGAGGATCTGCGCGGTACGGGTGTAGTTTTCGAAGGCGAACAGCGGATCGTCGCTGCAGGTACGGCTACCCCAGAAGCGGAAGCCGCCCTCGTTGATCAGGGTCGTGACCTCGTTGCTATTGAGGTAGTTGGCATCGGTAGCCGGGTTTTGCAGATCCCAGAACACGTCGGCGCTGATACCGGTCACGCCGTTGACGGCAACGTTGGAGAGAGTCTTGTGCCAGCCGGTTTCCTGATCGATCTTCGCCCGCAGGCCCAGGGCGCGTGCAACTGCCGAGGCGGTAACGGTCTTGCTGGTGACGGTGTCCCAATTGAGGAAGTCTGGCCAGATCACCATGGCTTCGCGGGCGCCGAAATTTTCGCGGTAAGCGACCACCTCTTCCTTGGTTTTACAGTTCCAGGCGCTGACGTACGCGAAGGCGCGCAGGTCTTGGGCAACCGACACCAAAGCCGTAGCCACCTGCAAACTGTCGAGGCCTGGTACGCCAAGGATGCGCGGCGTCATGCCCACGCGGGCCTTGGCGGCGAGCAGAGCTTTCATGCCGGTGTATTTGCCGTCGGCCGTGGTGGTGCCGATCAGGGCGCTGGTGGTGGTCGCTTCGTCAGCGCCTTCCTTGACCCGCACCACGATGGTGTATGGCTTGGTCTGATCGGCAATTGCCTGCAGGCTGGACGCAAGGGTCCCCTTCACACCGGCTTTGCCGATGGCGGCTTGAACGCTGGTCAGAAGGACAGGTGTGTCCAGCGGGAACATAAGTGGGTCTGCATCCTCAGCCGTGCATACCAGGCCGATGACTGCGGTGGGGATGGTGCGAATGGGGCGGGTGCCGTCGTTGAGTTCGATGACCCGCACGCCGTGGAGATAGTCTGAACCGGCCATGGGTGGTTGCCTGCGCTGTGATGGAATGACAGTGCACAGGCTGCCGCGCGCGCGCCGGTTGGGCGAGCGCGGGGGCTTGTAGGGAGAGGCATTACAGGTTCACGGAGGGGTTATTGCGATTGGTCGGCGATCCAGCCGGGAGCTGTGGGGCGTGAATCCAGAACCGGGAACTGGGCGGTCTGCGGCCAGTCGCGAAGGGCCTGTATGTACACCAGCAACTCGCGGAACTGAATCGAAGACAGGGACGGGTCCACCCCGATTTCCTGCTGATCCCGATGACGTTCCCGCAGCCATTTGACCGACTCGATCTCGGAGTCGCGCCACGCCCGCTCTGCCGCGATGAGCCCCGCCTGAGCCAGCGCATCGTCATAGATCCAGTCGCTCCCACCCCAGCGGTGGCCTGGCCCAGGGTACGGCAACGCGGTGAGGTTGTCCGGCAGCGGGCCGAATTCTTCCCACTGTAGCGGCGCACCTGTTTCGACCTGGTAAACCATCCCCCTGTGATCTGGTACCAGGCTCCACACCTGATCAGCGCCAGGTGTGTGAACGATAGCGAACCCGGCCTTTGGCTTGGGCGGGGCATCGGCAAAAGCCATGGCGGGAATGAGCCACTTCCCTTCGTCCAGCGGGTCGGGATCGGCCTGGGTCGGGCCGGTGTATTCACCCGTTACTGGATGCGCTTGGTATACGACCAACATGGAATCAGACATGGTTAACCTCAATACTTAATGCACATAAGTCGAGCAGTACTGCGAGGGCGGGCTTCATCACCACCGGACGCAGTAGTTTCATACATCACTTTCCCAGGGCTCACGCCCTGGATGCCGGTAGCGCTCAAACCATAATCGGTCTTGTGCTGTGCACCGTAAACGTGGGTGTGAGATTTGTTCTGCGAGTCGACCCAGCTACCTACAGTACGCCCTGGTTCAACGCCACGACCTTCGTCAGCACCGCGGATAAACTCGCCTCGGCTATCGGGAAGGTTGAACGTCGTGCTGCCATCACCAGCGCCGTAGGTCGTGCCGATTGCGGCGAATAGATTTGCATAGGTGGTACGAGAAACGGCTGCACCATTTTCTTTAAGGAACCCGGTAGGAACTGTCGGGCCTGCAAATGCAATGGTGGTGCCTGCGGGCATGAATTGATAAGGGTCAAGATTCCCCGTGTGCCAGACCCTTCGGGTTCTCCCCCAGGCTCCATTGCTCTTACAACCACGAACGTAGATATCCGGCTCTTCCAGCCCTTGACGAAACCCGAGCTGACCTGAATATCCCGAGTTGCCATAGGGGATGTTGACCAAGCCGACATTATCAGAGAAGCCTGAATTACCTCCCCCGTAGTAATAGAAGCCGCCAGGCAATCCAACCGTATCAATCGCTGCCGCTGGTGCCGTAGTTCCGCCCAGCCCATATTGTCCTTTCGCTAATGCATCAATGATCCCATAGCCCTCCAAGGTGGTGGCTTTGGCTGCCTTGCCATTCAATGCGGTCAGAATGGTGGTGGAAAAGTTTGGATCATTGCCCAACGCCGTGGACAACTCCTTCAACGTATCCAAGGCGCCCGGCGCCCCGTCCATAACCGCCGTGATAGCGTCCTGTACCGCCTTTTGCACGAAGGCCGTATTAGCCGCCAGCTTGTTGTTGGCTCCAACCGCTGCTGTCGGCACTTGCGGTTGACCCGAGAACACTGGACTTTCCAGCGGTGCTTTGAGGCTTAGAGCGGAATTAACCTGAGTAACGGTGTACGCGTCGGTAATGCCGTACCCTACCAATGTCGTGGCTTTGTCAGCTTTGCTGCCTGGATTGAACGTACCTGAGTGCCACAGCACACGTGTTGGAGTCCAGACGCCCGACCCTTTGCCAGCCCGTACCAAAATTCGTGGTTCATCGTTGCCTTGTGCGAAACCGATTTGTCCGGCGTAGCTGTCCGTGGCGTAAGGAACATTTATTAACCCGACGTAGTTACCGAAGGTGCTTCCACCATCGCCAAAAGAATAAAAGCCTCCCGGTAGCCCAATGGTGTCAATGGGAGCATTTGGAGCAGTTTTTCCACCTAAACCATACTGGCCTATGGCGATGGCATTGGTGATACCGAAACCATCCAGCGTGGTCGGATTACGGCCTGACTGCACCACCCCCCGCTTGTCTGTCGTCACCTGAAAGTAGGTACCGGGCACCTTGTTAGGTGGAAGCACCCGATCGACGGAGAGGTCGACATACTCCCTGGTGGCCAACACGACGGCGGGATCGATCTTCAGCACAATGTTGCCGGTGCTGGAGACGATGAGACTCATCCGCACGATGAGCGTGCGCGCCGATCCTTGGTCCATCAACGCCTTGTAACTCGGGGCACAGTTGGCAACCGCGACGAGGTCATTATCTTCGTCATACAGGCCAATCTCTCTAACCCACCAGCCACCGACGTCCGCAGGGATGATTTGCTCGGCGATGATGACAGCCGGGTTCACGGGATCAATCATGAGCTGATTCAGCGGCGCGCGACGACGTTCGTTGATCAGTTTGGTTTGGGTCGCGCTGGGCATGGGATTGGTGTCATTTGCATCACCCACCCCGAGTGCCGCGAGCTTCCAGGGAAGCCCCAACGAGTTGGCGTTTGCCAGTTTTGCGGCCCCCACGTTGGTGAGGATCGCCATAAATTGCGAGTTCTGATCGATCATGGGTACACGTCCAGGGTGTCTATGGTGTGTTCACGCCCGGCCACACCGATGTAACCAGTGACTTCAACGTCACGCTGCACGGGTGGGTAGACGTCGATTACGTCGCCTTCATAAACGGCGACACCGATGTTTAGGGCGCCTTGGGTTTCCAGGCTGATGGCTAAGCCAGTGAGGTGCCGGCTGCGGGGTTTGGCGTCATCGATCAGGAAGGTGAGTTCCTGATACATCTCTTCGGTGATGCCGGTATCCAGCACGCCGATCCGCAACTTGAATGTGCCAGGCACGCCCTCGGGCACGTCCTGCCACCACTCGACAATCTCAATCAAGTAGCCCAGCGGCTCGACTACGCGGCGCAGTGCACCGACGGTGCCTTTGCGCGAGTGGATGAAGTACGAGGCACGGATTGCCGCGCGTTTGGTGGCTTCAGACCAGGTGCTGTCCCAGCGGTCGACGGAAAACGACCAGGCCAGGTAGGGCAGAACGGCGACAGGGCAAAGATCCGGGTTCCACAGCAGTCGCAGCGGGATAGGTACGCGCTGAATTTGGGCCAGCGCAATTGCCGCCTGGCGTTCCAGCGGGGTCGAGTTGCCCGGGAGAAGGTGCTGAGCGCCCATCACTCCACCCCGACCGATAACTGAATGTCAGTGCAGTAGGGGGCCTGGTACAGCGTAGCGACGATATCGGTCCAGCCTTCCAGCTCAACCTTGCGCACACCTTCGACGTGTAGCGCGGCGTGGATCGCGGATTCCGACACCTCCATGCCGAGCCGACGGCGCTGATGCACATAGGCGCGCAGACGTTGCTCTGCGGTACTGCAGGCAGGCTCGGTCTCTGGTCCGCTGGTCAGCAGATAAAGTTTGGCCTTGACTTGGTAACGCAGGATTTGAGCAGCCTGCACGGTCAGCCGGTCAGCGACTGGCCGGCGGTTGTCATCGCTGAGGTAGGTTTTAACCACAGCCAACAGGTCGTTCTCGGCCGAGCCGTCCACAGACATACCTTGCACGGTCACCACCACCACGGCCGGCGACGGGCTTTCCGCCGTGGCATCGGCCACGCGCCCATCGGCCGCGCGGGCGTGGAAGATATAGCTGTTGCGGGGGCCGGCGGTGCTGAGGCCTTCCCAGGCCATTTGGGTACGCTCGCGCAGGCTATCGTCTGTTTCCATTACCTGCGGGACGGGCGGTGATGCTTGGGAGTTAGCCGCCTGAATTACCAGGCGCTTGACGTTGTAGTTCGCCGCCAGGTTCTCCAGATCGCTGCCCTTGGCGAAGGCAATCATGTTGGCGGTGGCCGCTTCATTGACGCGCTGCCGCCAGATGGTTTCCCGATAGGCGTTCTCCTCGACCAACTTGGTCAGCGGCTCCGATTCCATTTCGAGCCTGGCGGCAATGTTCGCTTGTTCCCCGGCGGGCCACAGGCTGATGGCGTAGGCCTTGCGTTTGGCGAGAATCTGCTCGTAATCAATCTGCTCGACGATCTGCGGCGCGGGCAACAGGCTGAGGTCGATGGCTGAGAAGGTGTTCATACGCTGCCACCCAGCTGCAGGGGCAGGCTCATGCTGAACGGCTCATTGCTGTCGACAATGCTGCCCTCCAGGTCCAACACTGACTGGCCTTGAAGGGTGGCACCCATAAATTGCACACGGCTGAGGCTCACCCTCGGTTCCCAACGCATCAGGGCCATGACCGCGCCCGAATAAACCCGCAGGCGTGTGACGTCATTGAAGGGGTGGTCCACCAGCTCGGGCAGCAGGCTGCCGTATTCGCGGCGCATAACGCGGGTGCCGATGCGGGTGGTGAGGATGTCAGTCAAGCACTGGGCGATATGGTCCAGCTCATCGATGGCGGCGCCGGTTTCTCGGTTCATTCTGGTTTCCCCGTCTTGCCGTTGCCTGGCATCACGCCGCTGTGGGGGTGGTTGACCAGGCTGATGCCGGCCGCGATGACGTCGGTGGTAACGGTCACGGTGCCGGTGACGTTTTGGTTTCCGGTTTGGATGTAATCGCCCTGATGAGTGATATCGCCGACGAGATGGATGCCGCCCGTGCTGACCAGGTTGGTGGTACCGCCGTTGGCGAGGGTTGCGTTGAGGTGATGGGCGACGCTGTCGTACTCGATCACCGTGCCGTCTGCGTAGGTGCGGCGGTGCAGGCCGGGGCGGTTGCCATTGGCGGGGATGTGGTCGCTGAAAAGGCCTGTGACAACTACACCATTGGCGAGTTGACCGGACGGGCTGAACAACATGACTTGTTCGCCCACGGTCGGAGGGTCCCACACCTGATCGGCTCCGGCGCGCTGCACGATCCAAGGTAGCCAGGCAGTCGTAAGCTCTCCGGTTTTCACCTTCACACGGGGAGGCTCCATCTGCACGGCGTCAATGACGCCGAAGCGGATGAGGTTTTCAAGCATGCGGGCAAAGGCGGCGAAATCGTTCATGGCGGCGATGGTGACGCCACGCGCGTGCGGGTGCAGCTTCGTCGCCTTGTAGGAGGGGGAGTTACAGTGTCAGGTGTGCGAGCAGGCTATCGCGAATTAAATCTAGGTCAGCATCAGTGAACCCCAAAACCTCCCGCTGCTCGTAACGCACGTCAGGAGCGCCAGGCTCTGCACGATCCTTCAAACCATACTGGTGAACCCTGGCAATGCGGGCAATACGGCCGGTGAACCCAACCGTTACGGCATTGCTATCACCACGGACCTTCAAATATGAAGCCGTCCGTAGCTTCTTGAACATCGCCAGCTTTCGGCGAATCCGTCCCTGCTTCCCTCGCAGGTCCCGCTTTTTGCGAGGGGCATACTTGCTCCCGTCCGGGTTCTCCTGTGCCATCACGCGCTTCTGCTGACTGCGACGCAACTCCTGTCCAATGGTCCGAGCCAGTTTGCTGCGCTCCCCAGGCTCCAACCGTGCCAGTAGAACCGCTGCCCAGGTCTCCAGCGCCTCCAGGTTACTTGCCATCGGGCACAATCCATTCACTGGTGTTGCCCTGGGCCCCCGGCTTCCAATTCGGATCGAGGTAGCCCGGCACGTACTGTGGTTCGTTCGGGTGTTTGACAGTGGTATTGCCCTGGTCGTCATTGCCCACGACGACGCGCTCTGTCAGTTGCAGAGTAATACTGAGGTCCACCTTGTTCTTGTCCAGGATGTCGGCTTCGAACTGAATACCGTTCTTGACCTTGTCGAGGCTTTCCAGCAGTTCGGATTGATTGACGCTAAGCCAGCCCAGAATCGGCAGGATCACGCTGTCGGGATGACCGGCGAACTCGGTGAGGATGATCTGCAGGTCAAAGCTGTATTCAAACGACAGGGTATGGGCAGCGGTGCAACGAACCCTACCGTTGTCGATGAATATCAGCAGGCGGTCGGGGTTGTGCTTGAACTCGGCAACGGTGGCAAGCAGGTGGGCGCGCAGGCTTTCGGGCTTGTTCATGGTTGGGCCTGCTGTTGCTTGTAGACCATGTCGACCTGGGCAGCGCAGTCGGCCCAGGCAGCTTCCGCGCGGTCCAAATCGCTCAACTGGTCACCGTTATTGCGCGGGCTGGTCGCTGGTAGTTGGCACGGCACCACGGCCGGACAGCCAGTCACGGTAAGCTGCGGCGCCGGTGAGGGCGGGGCGCTCGCGCAGCCGGCGAGCAGCGTCAGGCAAAGGCTGATCAGCCCAGTTCCGTAGTTCGGCGTTTTCACGTTTCAGGTCCTCTATGGTTTGCTCGCGTTTCGCCAGACCCTGGCGCAGTTGATCCTGTTGGACGCGCAGGGTGCTCTGGGCCTCGCGCTCCTGTTTCAAGGTAGCGATGAGGGTGTTGGCGGTTTGAAGGTTGCGGTCGGCGTCTTCGCGGGCGGTCTTGGCAGCTGACTTCGCCTGTTCGGTTTCGCCTTCGGCGACGTCGATGCGCGCTTCCTGCCCCCAGATCAGCAACGCCAGGGCGCCGAGCAGGGCAATGCCATATAGGGCTTGGCGCAGTGTGCTCACGCGCGGTACCAGCCAAGTTTGTTCATGGCGGCGGTGTCGAACTGCTTGATCGGGCCGCGCACGATCACGGCCCTGGCGCCGTTCATCATCTGGATGGCTTCGCCCAACAACTGCATGTCGTCCTGTTCGGTCGACTCAGGTACCACCAGCAGGTCACCATCCTGCACCCGCAGTTTTTCTACCGCGTCGAAGTCGATCATGCCGCCACTCCTTGCCCACACTCGCAACCGGCGTGCCGCTCGTAGGCGCGCTGAAGCTTGGTGTCGTAGAGATTCCGTAGGTAGTCCGGCCCGTTGTAGAGCTTGGCGAACTCGGCCCATTTGCGAGCTTTCAGGGCCTTGTGTAGCACCGGATCGGTCTCAATGAAGCGGGTGAAGGCGTCGAACTGCTGTGATTCGCCGGCACTCATTGCTGCCACAAATTCCTGCACGCTGGCATAGCCGAGACGCTTCCAGTGGAACCCCATGATCTGGAAGGCGCCCCAGGAAGCCGACTCCAGGGCGGCGGTGTCATCGATCAGGCGGGCCATGGCCAGGCGTTGGTGCTCGGCGGTACCGCCGATGTATCCGCCAGGCTTTGGATTGACCAGGGCGGGGTTGGCGGTGGCGAGCTGATCGGCGTGACGTTTGAGTTCGGCAGGGTCATCGCCCGCGTTTCGAGCCGTGGCGAGCTGGCGGTACATGATGTGGCGTTCGAACAGGATCACCGGCTTGCCGTTGTCGAGAAAGCCCTTGCCCTTGGATTCCACTTCGTTGACCGCGTAGATGCTCGCCAGCGGTACGCCGAGACGTTCGGCAGCGACCACTAGGTCGTTGTTGCGTAGCAGCTGGGTACAGTCGCCACCGGCAAGACTAGCTTGAGTCTTGGTGCCGGCAACGCCGTCGGCGACCAGGCCCACTTTGACCTGGTACGCGCGCACGGCGGTTTCTGTGGCGTCGCCGTAGTCACCGTCCGGCACGACGTTGGCGCCGTTCTTGTTGAGACTCTTTTGCAGCATCAGTACCGCTTGTGAACGGTCGCCGTGGCGGAGGGTGGTGGTCATGCGCTGGGCCTCAACAGGGCGGCGACGTTGCCGCGTGAACGGAAAATCAGGGTGCAGAGCAGCACGATGGACACGGCCTGCCAGAGGCTGGTGGGTTGGCGGTCAAGGAGAATTTCCAGACCGCAGATGCACAATGTGGCGCCAAACAAGCTCGCCAGTAGCGAAATGCTGCGCCGATATCGCGCATCGCCTCGGGTGTAGCAAGCCAGGCGCAGGGCGCTCAGTAGGTAGGCGATTGCCGTGATGACTTGAACAGCCAGTTCGATGTTCTGCATGTCAGGTGCCCCCTCTGATTCGACGCCAGATGTCCCAGATATCCGCTTTTTCCACCCAAACCATCAGTTTGATGCTGATCGGGATGACCACCAGTGCGCAGAGAAAGGCGCTGCCACCGCTGGTGATAAACGGAATTGCCTGTAAAGCCATCGGTGCGAACAGGTAGCCCACGCCGGCCGACAGGAATAGTGAGCCCAGCCGTTGCCAGACCTTCAGGTCACGCTTGGTACTGGTAACCAGCCAGGCACCGAGGATGGCGCCGAATAGCGCCCCGTCATCGATGACTGGCGTGACGCTGGCCAGGCCCAAGCCAATGAGCAGGCCAGACACAACGCTGGAAGTCGGATCAGCCATGGTGTGGGTTTCCTTGGTTGCAGAGGGTCAGTTCCATAGCTGCACCATCTGCCGCTGGGGCGCGCTGGTTTGGGCTTCGGGCATGTTGACGACAAGGCCGTGCGGCAGGATGGGCCCGTAGTCAGCCAGGCCGGGGTTGGCTTCAAGCACGGCCTCGGTGACGCCAGCAGTGCGGCCGTAGAACCGCCAGCAGAGGGCGTCAACGGTGTCGTTTTGGTTCGTGCGGACAGCGACGGGCATCAGATCAACTCCACGGTGGTGCGGCTTAAACCGAGGAAGTCGCGCACGGCCCAGCGCAGATCGCGGCGGTAGTCGTCGATGGTCGGGGCTGTTTCTTCTGCTTTATCGGTGCCGGTGTTGGTTGCGCTGTAGTCGCGGTACCGCTCGCAGACTTCGGCGCCGGTACCGGCCTCGATCGCACGCCGGTATAGGTGGGCCTGCACCGATACATCGTTGATCTTGTCGTCAGGGACGTCGGCCAGCGTGGTGTAGCCGGCGGCCAGTTGCTGGGCCTTCCACAACTTCAGCTCACGATTGAGGTTGATCGCTGCAGCGATTACGGCAGTTTCCAGGCGAGCGGGGGTGACGCTGTTGTCGATGCGTAGAGTGGCGCGGAGCTGCTCAAGGTCGATTGAGGGCCAGAACGGGTCGGTGTTGATGTGACCGCCGGTGACTGGGCCGCTGGCTACAAATGCGCTCATGGAACAGCACTCAGAAAATGGGTCGCCGGTGGTCGGGGCTTCACGTTCAGGAGGAGCGGCCTGGCCGATCCGCCCCGAGCCGGCGGGGTGCGTGGGGACGCTCGGTTAACTGCTTGGGGCAGTGTGTTTCTTGAGGAGACGCTCGACGCGCTCCAGATCTTTTTTGCCACCGCAGTTGCTGTGCAGGTCGATGGCTTTGGCCAGGTGCTGCTTAGCCTCTGCCAGGGCTACCAGGTTGTCGGCAGCCGAATCATCAGGAATGGCTGCGAGTGCTTTGCCGAGCGCCAGGTGCAGCTTGGCGCGAGCCTGGTCCGGCATGTCCTGTTCAGCAGTGATGCGCTGGGCTTCCTGTAGGAACTCCAGTGGAAAACGATCGCCAGCCTTTTGCGCTTTGAGGGCGGCTTCGGCGATTTCCTCGGCGATCAAGGTGCCGGTGGTACGTTCGAAGCGGTCCGGCATTTTCAGACCGTGCTTGATGGCGTAGTCAGCAATCGTCAGCGCGCCGCCGTAGCCGCCCGCGTCAATGCACCAGAGCATGATCGTGGTCAGGACTTCGTCCTGGGCACCGTTGCCAGCGGCCAGCACGCCTTGCACGTATGGTTCGTACTCAGGGATCAGCAGCGCCTTGAGTTCAGCTTTGCCCTGGTTGGACTGCACCTGCTTGAGGCGCGCGCGGTGCTGAGCCAGTTGGGCCAACTGGTGCTCGTAGGCAGTAGCGCCTTCCATTGAAGTGGCCGGCGCAGTTGCGGCGGCCTCAATGGCTGCGCGTTTGCGCAGCTGGTTACGTTGGGCTGGTGTCTGATGCATGGCGCGCCTCTTAGGCCTCGGTCGGTGCTGGATAGTTGACGGCCGTGATGCCTTCCACCAGTGCGACCAGGCCGAAGTCTTCGATGACATAGGCTTCGTTGGAGGACTGGTAGTCGGCGACACGATCCAGCTCGGGCTCGTCTTTCAAGTGGCGACGGCGGGCACCGTTTTGGTAGTAGATCGACAGGTTGCTGAGGGTGGTGACCAGGACGGTGTTATCCGGGAAGAACGGGGCGTCGACGACCGGCAGGCCACCCAAACGGGCGCGGCTGACAATCTCTTGAGCGGCGTTTTCTTCCTGGTTGGAGTCGGCACCCTTTTCCACGGCTGCCAGCAGCTTGCTGTGCATCAGGTTGCGGGAAACCATGACGCGCAGATCCGGGCGGGTGCGGTGCCACGGGTCGAGTATCTGGATGGCGTCGAACACCAGGCCGTCGAGGTTGGCGTAATCGCCCTCGAATACGGTGTCGACACCCGCAACCTTGATGACTTTGCGGGGGCCGATGGTGGCAGCATCGAGCACGCGGTCGTCGGCGCTGAGGCGGATTTTTTGCAGCCAGCCGATGTTGACGTCTTGCAACAGTGGGTTAGCGGCGCGGTTGGTGGTCGCAGCGGCGCTGGTGCCGTTGAAACCGATCATGATGCGGTCCAGCGCTTGGCGCAGGATGATCGCGTTGCTTAGCTTGACTTGGAAGTCGGGGAACTTGGCCCAGGCATCCAGCAGGGCGTAGGGGAACGCGCTGTCGAAGTTCGTCTGCTTGCAGGTGTAGGAATCTTTGCTCAGCGTGCTGCGGCCTAACGGGCTGCGGGGGGTACCTGTGGAGGTATCCGTGCGACTTGCAACTGGGCCGTTAACACCCAGCAGCAAGGCCTCGCCTGACTGTTCGTCTACGCCAATGATGTTGATCTGTTTCAGGAAACCATCGGATTCCTGCACAGCAACTTCCAGTTTTTGCTGGATGCTGGGGTCGACGCTGAATTTTTCGTGGGCACTGGCTACGCCATTGAGCAGGGCGATCTGCACGGCCAGGGCGGCGAAGGCGAAGCGTGTTTCTTTACGCATGGGGGTGTTCTCCGGTGAATAGGCTTGTCGGTGTTGGGCCGTGGGTTCAGTAAGCAGTCAGGACGGTGCCTGCACCGCCTGTGCTATGCGGGCGCTGTGGCTGGCTGAGGTCAGCGGTTTGCCCGAGCTTGGTTTTGAGCTCTTTAAGCTCGGTATCCAGGCTGGTGAACTGCTTTTTCAGATCGACCAAGGCCTTGCTTGAAGCGTCGGCTTGCTCAGCCTGCTGGGTGGCGAGGGTTACCAGGCTTTCCAGCGCTTCACCGATGTCGGAGAAAGTGTTGGCGTCCTTGCCATCCTTGTCCTTGCTCAGTTTGATGAACTCACCGAGCCTGGCCTTGATTGCTGCAAAAGCACTCGGCTGGTCGGTGACTTCTTCGAATTCAAGTAATGCTTCCTCAGCAGCGCTGAACAGGTTGTCTTTGTCCTGTTTGCGTCCGGCCAAGGTGCCGTGTGTAGCGCTGAAGCTCAGGGCTTCGGTGCCCAGGCTGGCAGGGGTATCAGTGATGGCGAGGCCGACCAGGTATGCCTTTCCGCTATCGGCAAACTTGGGCTGGATCTCGACCGAGGTGTAGACCTTCTGACCGGCCTTGTTCAAGGCCAGCAATGCGTCGTTCGGTTCGAGTTGGGCGAACAACGCCAATTTCTTGATTCCGGCAATCTCGACTTCTTCAGCCTTGAGCGCCACTACGTCGCCATAAGCGCCGAACTCGCCGCCGGGCCAGTAACCCTTGATGTGTTCGCAGTTGATGCGAGCGCCATAGGTGTTCTGGCTGTACTGCGAGGCCATGTCGTCAATCCAGCTCCGCTCGATGATGCGGCCATCGGTAGTCGCGCCTTCTACGGCAATGCGGGTCCACTTGGAGCGGAATTTCTGTTTGGTGCTGCTGGCCATGGGGAGTCCTCAGTGCGGTGGCGGCGAACTGCCGTTGCGATGTGGGCATGGTCGGCAGCTGCGGCCTCGCGGGCAACGAGCCGCACTTGTAGAGCAAGGCTTTACAGGGAGCAGAGCGGGTGTGCCACGCGCGCGGGAGGCAGCATCTGCGCCATGAATGCTCTCGCTGAAATTCCCGTCCGTGATAACCGTCGCCAGGCCAAATTTTTGTACTGGACGGGTTGGCGCATCACCGAAATTGCCGAGTACCTGGACGAAAAAGAGAAGACCGTCCACAGCTGGAAGGCCCGTGACGAGTGGGACCGGGCTGATAACGTCGAACGCATCGGCGGGGCGCTGGAGGCGCGGTTGGTGCAGCTGATCCTGAAGGACGGCAAGACCGGAGGCGACTTCAAGGAAATTGATCTGCTCCACCGGCAGTTGGAGCGCCAGGCCCGTATTGAGCGGTTCCAAGGCGGCGGTACCGAGTCTGAGCTCAACCCGAAACTGAATGACCGCAACAGTGGACCGAAGAAAAAGCCGAGCCGAAATGAGTTCAGCGAGGAGCATATCGAGCTGCTCACTCAGGCGTTTGTCGATGGGTGCTTCGGCTATCAGTTGGATTGGTACAAGGCTGGCAATCAGCGCACCAGGGCCATCCTTAAAAGCCGGCAGATCGGAGCGACCTTCTACTTCGCTCGGGAGGCGTTGATTGACGCTCTGACTACGGGGCGCAACCAGATTTTCCTGTCGGCGTCGAAGAATCAGGCTCACATTTTCAAGTCGTATATTCAGTCTTTTGCCAGGGAAGTTGTCGGCGTCGAGCTGACTGGCGATCCCATCACGCTCGCGAACGGCGCGGAGCTGCACTTCCTAGGCACCAACGCACGAACCGCCCAGGGCTACCACGGCAATTTCTACTTCGACGAATTCTTCTGGACGTTCAAGTTCAAGGAACTCAACAAGGTCGCCTCGGGTATGGCGATGCAGAAGCAATACCGCCGCACCTACTTCAGCACGCCGTCGAGCATGGCTCATGAGGCCTACACGTTCTGGACGGGGGAGCGCTTCAACAAGGGCAAGCCTGCCGCCAACCGCATTTCCGTGGATGTGTCCCACGATTCCCTCCAACAGGGGCGGTTGTGCGAGGACAAGGTGTGGCGGCAGATCGTCACGATTCTGGACGCCGAGCAGCGCGGCTGTGAACTGTTTGATCTTGAGGAACTGCGCCAGGAGTACGACGCCGAGGCGTTCCAAAACTTGCTGATGTGCCAGTTTGTGGATGACGGGGCGAGCATCTTCCCTTTGTCGATGTTGCAGTCGTGCATGGTGGACAGCTGGGTTGAGTGGGTTGAGGACTACAAACCTCTGGCACCGCGCCCGCTGGCCGACCGCCAGGTGTGGTTGGGCTATGACCCGGCAGAAACCGGCGATAGCTCTGGTCTGGTGGTTGTGGCGCCGCCGATGGTGCCAGGCGGTAAGTTCCGGGTGATCGAGCGGCATCAGTTCAGGGGGATGGACTTCGCGGCGCAGGCCGAGTCCATCCGCATGGTGACCCAGCGTTATTGGGTGACCTATATCGGCATCGACACGACGGGCATGGGCTCGGGCGTGGCGCAGTTGGTGCGGCAGTTCTTCCCCGGTCTTACAACGTTCAGCTATTCGCCAGAGGTGAAGTCGCGCCTGGTAATGAAGGCCTATGACGTGATCCACAAGGGCCGGCTGGAGTTCGACGCAGGCTGGACGGACTTCGCGCAATCACTGATGGCCATTCGCAAAACCATCACCGCCAGCGGCCGGCAGTTCACCTATACCGCAGGACGTAGCGAATCAACCGGCCATGCCGACCTGGCCTGGGCTCTTTTCCATGCACTACACCACGAACCGCTCGAAGGGCAGACGGCTGCCAATACCGGGCGGATGGAGCTTTTTTGATGAGTACAAAAAATGAGGTGGCAGTTGCCACGGAGCAGGCAGTGAGTGAGCACAAGTCGGTGGCGTTCACGTTCGGCGAGCCGGAGTCGGTGTTGTCGGCCAGGGAGATATTCGACTCGCTGGAGTGCTGGTTTAACGGGCGCTGGTATGAGCCTCCATTGTCGCTGGATGGACTTGCCCGGTCGGTAAAGGCCAGCGTTCACCTCGACTCGGGGCTGCGCTTCAAGCGCAACCAACTGACCCGCACGTTCATCCCGCACAAGCTGCTGACCCGCGAGGCATTTGACCAGTACGCCCAGGACTATTTGGCATTGGGCAACGGGTACGTTGAGGCGCGGCGGTCGTTGCTGGGTACGCCTGTGACGCTCAAGCCCGTGCTGGCGAAGTACATGCGGGCAGGTAAGGACGGGCGTTATTTTCAGGTGCAGGGGTGGAAGAGTGAGCACGAGTTTGACCAGGGCAGCGTGTTCCATTTGCGGGAGCTGGATCTGCACCAGGAAATTTACGGGTTGCCCGAGTGGCTCTGTGCGCTGCAATCGGCGCTGTTGAACCAATCGGCGACGTTGTTTCGCCGCAAGTACTACGAGAACGGCAGTCATGCGGGTTTCATCCTTTACATGACGGACGCGGCGCAGAACGAATCCGACATCGACGACTTGCGCACCGCTTTGAAAAATTCCAAGGGGCCGGGCAACTTCCGCAACCTGTTTGTGTACGCGCCGAACGGGAAGAAAGAAGGCATACAACTAATACCGGTCAGCGAAGTTTCGGCCAAGGACGAATTCAACTCGATCAAGGACCAGACTCAGGGCGATGTACTCGCAGCTTTGCGGGTTTATCCCCAACTGATGGGCATCGTGCCGAAAAACGCCGGGGGCTTTGGCTCGCCGAAAGAAGCCGGGGAAGTCTGGGCCACCCTTGAGCTTGAGCCGATTCAGACACGCCTGGCCCTTCTCAATGACTGGGTCGGCGAGGAGGTCGTGCGCTTCAAGCCCTTTGAACTTGGAGCGGGGGAGAAATAGTACCCCCGCGCAGTAAACGAGGCGACGAGTTGGTGCGCTAACACCCGCTCGACGCTGAATCACTCGAACACGCCGAGTGCTCCAACCAAGGCCTCGCCCCACTGCGCAGGGGGTGCGAAGCCTAAGCGAATCCAATTGTTGAAACAAGGATCACTTAATGAGCACACCAATTATCCCGTGGATGGGCGGCAAGCGTCGCCTGGCAGATCGCCTTATCCCGCTGTTTCCACCTCACGAATGTTACGTCGAGGTCTTTGCCGGCGGCGCCGCGCTTTACTTTATGCGGCCCCAGGCCGCGCCGGTTGAAGTCCTCAATGACATCAATGGCGATCTGGTGACGCTGTACCGCGTGGTGCAGAACCACCTGGAGGAGTTTGTGCGCCAGTTCAAGTGGGCGCTCAGCTCCCGCCAGGTGTTCGAATGGCAGAAGATGACCAGGCCGGAAACACTCACCGACATCCAGCGGGCTGCGCGGTTTTTCTACCTGCAGCACCATGCCTTCGCCGGCAAGGTCAGCGGGCAGACCTTCGGTACCGCCACCACTGGCCCTGCCATCAACCTGCTGCGGATCGAGGAGAACCTGTCTGCTGCCTGGCAACGGCTGTCGGGTACGTACGTCGAGAATCTGGGCTGGCTGGAGTGTGCGGAACGCTACGACCGGCCGCACACCTTTCATTACATGGACCCGCCGTACTGGCAGACCGCTGGTTATGGGGTGGACTTTCCATTTGAGAACTATGAGCGGATGGCCAACTTCATGCGGCGGTGCAAGGGCAAGGTGATGGTGAGTATCAACGACCACCCTGATATCCGACGTGTGTTTGACGGGTTCCACTTCGAGACGGTGGATATTCGATACAGCACTACCAATCAGCGGCAGGGAAAAGCCGAGGTCAGCGGCGAGCTCGTCATCATGAACTGGGAGCCGGCGGCACTGGGGGGGCTGTTCTAGGGCTCTGGCTGAATCAAACTGGCTTCCTTGTTTCTCACGTTGCCCACGGCGGCGCTGACCTTGAACCATTCAAAGGCCTCGGCCGGCTCGCCCTGGTGCAACACCATCTGCTCGGCACGCTCTTTCGGCGTTGCCGGGTTAAGCCATTCCCGGGCAAGGTCAGGCGCCAGAACCACGGGCCTCCGGTCGTGAATGTCCACCATGCCGCCGGCACTGTCAGCGGTGATGATCACAAAGCCGTCATGCTCGCCTGGGCCTGCAACGGCGTCAGGTAGTTGGCCGATGGCCGCGCACAAGATAGGCGCGCTGTCCCGCCTACGGATCAGATAAGGCTGTTTCTTTGGCCCACCTTCATCTACCCACTCGAACCAGTTGTCGATAGGCGTGATCGCCCGGTGCGGCCAGATCGCCCGGAAGAACGGCCCGTGGGCGACTTTCTCGACGCGTGCATTGATGGGCGCGGCACGGTCTTTCGCCCAGTGTGGCCTCCATCCCCACCGAACCGCATCAGCGTGCAGCAGGTCACCCTGCAGGTGCAGTAACGCCACCTGGGTGGTTGGGGCTACGTTGTATCGCTCGATCGGCTGATCACCCACCGAGTTTGCCAAGGCATTGGGCATGCTCAGTGCCGCAACAAAGTCGTGGATTCCTCTGTACTGCGACAGTCTTCCGCACATAGTCAGGCCCTCTCCGTTTGATCTTAGACAATCGTGATCGGTCCAAGCCTCATTTCATTGATGATCTGTTGCAAACAATCTGCTTTTTGCCTGCTTAAGTTGTCGGACGTTGTCAGCTTTGAGATCTGCTGCCGCATCTCAGCCGCTTCACCACCCTTCTGACGAAGGTAGCCAGCAAACTCTGCGTTCTTTGCCTGGGCGTCCAACAGCATCTGGCTGATACCGAAAACATCCGCCCGCGCTTTGCGTAGCTGCGCGTTCAGTTCCTGGATCTCGTTCTCCAGCAGGCGGCAGTGCTGTCGGTACATTTCCAACGGGGTAGGAAGGCCCAGCCATCCGAAGGTGTCGTCGTCATTGTTCAT